AGATGATACAGAGAATTAACGAGCATGAAACTAACCCCTATATATCAGTATGTGCGTAGTAAAATATCCCTTGATTTAACACAGTTTTTGAGGGGGTTTGATTTACAAGGAGATAGTGGAATGCCATGGAACGAGAATTACGCAAAGAATGAAAAGAATATGAAGCGTAGTGATATAAAACAGACGGCCCAACGGCTGAAAAAGAAGCAGTAACATGAAAAATTATTACGGAGTAGTAGAGAGCAGAGCAGATCCCAAGCAGTTAGGCAGGGTTCGTGTCCGTGTATTGGGTATCCACACAGAGGACAAGGTACAGCTCCCTACCGCTGATCTACCATGGGCCACAGTGCTATCACATGATGGCAGTAACAGTGGACTAGGCACTAGCCCTAGCTTCTATGTAGAAGGCACATGGGTGCTCGTAGACTTCTTTGATAGAGATATGCAAGAGCCATATGTCATAGGTGGTATACCAGGGGTGCCGGCCGCCCTAGGCAATCCAGATGCAGGGTTCAATGATCCTAATAGACGTAGTACAGATAGCAGTAGTGATGACTATAAGCTCTCTGTGTATCCAGCGGCAGTCAATACAAGTGATGTACATGAGAACGCTAGAGGCAGTCTAACAGCTACAAGCCCAGTCGCTAGAGATAGCATCAGGAAAACGGCAGTACCTACAGCAGACTTTGATTCCACCACTGTTTCCACAGTATCTGGCAGTCTTACAGTAGCCAGTAGTGATGGCAGTACCTTTGATGAGCCACTAGTAGTAGACGGCACGTATAAGCCTTCGTATCCCTCTAACCATGTGTACTCTACGGAAAAAGGCCACTTGCTAGAGTTTGATGATACGGAAGGGTATCAGCGTATAGCTATTACTCATAGTGCTGGTTCGTATCAAGAATATAGTAATGATGGAACGTATGTGTCTCATGTTGTTTCGAAGATGTTTGAGATTGTTTCGTCTGATAAGTCTTCTCTCGTAGAAGGTGATGTGATTGAAACGATTGATAAAGGTCTCAAGATCAAAGTAAATAAACTAGGTGCGTCTGGTAATAATTATGATATCGAAATAGGTTCGAATGCTTCTATGAATATAATGGTTCGTTCTGGTGATGTAAATCTAAATGTAACTGGTAATGTAAACGTTAAGTCGTCTGGTGATACGAATGTTGAATGTGCGAACTTTCGTGTGAATGCTTCTGGTGCGATTAAGATGACTTCTGGTACTGGTAATATTGATCTGAACTAGGTACCCGTCAAAACTGAGCGACCTTTCCTAATCTATAAATGCAATAGACACTTTTCCTTTATATTTCTTTTCGTAGATGTACGGTTAAACCTTCGTGGGATTCGTTTAATTCTATTTGACATGCTAGTCTTGATATACCTTCTTGATAATCTTCTTCGTATTCTAATAAATCAATCTCTGGTGTATCTATGTTTGCTGGTTCGATTCTTGATACCCAAGGTTCTTGCACATACACATGACAAGTACCACATGCACATGATCCACCACAGTCAGCACTAATCTCATCTATGGTACCATTAGAATAAAACTTTGCAGCTTCCATGAGTGATCTACCTGTATCTACTTGTACTGGTATAATCTCTTTTCCTCTTACAAAGTTTACAGTAATCATTTGGCCCCCCCGTCAAAACTGAGCGGCTTTGCTTTAGTATCTTTTGGGAATAACTCTAACTGTTTTTGTTTTACGATTACAACTGGTTCTTCAGCACTAGCGCATTTTCCACAGCAATCAGGTGTTCCACACTTATCGTGTACAATTGTTTCGGTGCCACCAGTGGCAGATATGTATGTGGGTTTTTCTGTCATGATACACTATATAGTATTACAAAAAATTATTTATTTTATTCACCAATATGAAAGGTTAAGTCGTCTATATACATATGCCCTATGCCCATCAAGTCCTAAGTGCCAAGCATATCGAATTTCCTCAGTATCACAAAGTCTACCATCTCAAACAACTTGGTAACTACATAGATTACGATACACAAAACATGGACGCCGATGCAAGGTTTCGTTTGGAATCTTTATGCACAGACTTACACACAAACGGTATGATGCACCCAATCATTGTTTCGTATAATGCATACAATGTTTCTGTTGGTCATCAAAGAGTATGGTATGCTAAACAAAATGGTTATACACATATAGATTGTTATCACATAGTCGATCAAGTATCTTTGGAAAAAGTATTTGCATATACACAAAATGAAAACTACTGGCAAAACACTTCAAGCAAAACACATTAACTTTCCACAACACTACAAGGAACTACCATTAAAGGATCTAACCTATAAGTGGGATAACGTACCTGTGAACGAGTGGATAGATTATGCGAATGAAAAAGGTATACCCTATAAAGAACTTTTCTCGGATATGGATCACCAAGGTTTACTCAACCCTGTTATAGTTCGTGATCTTAAATCGAATGGTGTCTATCGGAAATTTCATTGTGGGGGTCGTAGAATTATATGGGCGAAAATAAATGGCTATGATTTTATAAGTGCCTATATAGTAAAAGATTGGATAAGTGAGGAAGGTCGAAACGAAATAGATCAAATAGTTAACGACCAGTGGTTTCGTATCGACTAAATAATATACAATGAATAATATTCGAGGAATACATTAAATCCCGTCCTGGGATTGATTAAAAATTTAATCACGATTTAAAGGAGAATACATGTTAAGATTAATAACCGTTATGGCAGCAAGCCTTTTATTATCAGCATCTAGTTATGCGACAGAGGTGATGCCGTATGGTACCTTTAATTATAAAATGTCACATGACCAAGATTCATCTGGCAATGCAAGTTCCAAACTAGAGAACAATAGTTCTTTGATTGGTGTTGACATTGTTGATGTAGCTTTGGAAGGCGGCAGTGGTATTTCTGGCTTCGCTAATGTAGAAGTTGGACTAGATGTAGATGACAGTGGTAGTAATACATTTGATTCAAGAACAGCTTATGTTGGACTTGAAAATGATGGTGGTGCCGCAATCTCACTAGGTAGACAATCACATCCGTTTACCAATGTTCACAAGACAAATAATTTTGAAGTCTATGGTGGTAGTGCGTTCTGGAAATATGCAGATCGTTCTAGCAATTCTGTAAAGATTTCATCTGGTCCAGTATCTGCTATGGGAATAGTAGATGGTTCATCAGGTGAAAGTGGAATAGACGTTTGGGATGTTTCTGTTTCTCACTCTATGTCTAGTATAGATATGGCAGTAGGATACACAGACGATATTGTGAATGACATTTCATATTGGGCTGCAGGTGCAAGTACATCAGTAGGTGATTTATCACTATCTGGTACTTACTCAATCAAAGATGCCGCAACTGATTTATCAGCAATGGAAGCAACTGTTGGTTGGAAAGCAGCTACATTAGGATATGGTGACAAAGAAGGAACTGGTACCTATTACACAGTCGGTCTATCTCATGGTCTGTCTGATAGTCTAAGTGTTTATGCTGAATATCAGCAAGAACAACTAGACGCAAACAGTATTGATTTAGAACACTATTCAATAGGAACAAAGTTCTCATTCTAAATAACTAAAACAAAGGAGAAAATTCATGAACAAATGGATTAAAGATATAAGCGCTTGGAAAGACTACGGACTAATTCTTTTAGCAGTGGCAATGTTCACTGGAATATTAGCACCTATGATGATTATCAAATGGGGTCTGATCGCTTGGATCGCTGCCAACCTATGGCAGAGATGGAATAGTAAATAAGGAATCTTATGAGAGACATAACCAAGAATCGTTGGAAGAAATTAATTTATGTCTTAATTGTAATTGGTGCTTTTTGGTTAGGCCATCAATATGGTGAGCAAGCAGCTCAAATCATAGAAGATGTACCTGTACCTAAAATCATAATCGAAATGCCTTCTGGCGAAATAGAAACACCTACTGCTTCAGAAGAAGTAAGGGGTTAATAATTACGGGTCGCATCTTTTATGGTGCGACCTTTTCAATCTGATTAAAGTATGCCCAATAGTTATCACCACTATCAGTTTCATAACTAATCGAACCTGAATAGTTCATTTCAGTATCATACTCTTTTACGTTAACACCTAGTTCACCTGCAGGATCTGATTTTCTTAGACCTAGTGAAATGCTTGTGATCACTCCTTCTCTACCAAGAAGTGATCTATCATTAACGGCAACCTTGTCGCCAATCTTAATTTCCATTAGGCGAACCTATGTTGATCTTCCCAATCAGAGATCAGAGAGTAAGGTACTCTCCACTTTCCACCAAGGTTGGATTCCTTGATTAAGGCTTTAGAGGGATTCATCTTTTCGACAATCCCAAATCTCTTACGACCGTTAGGTCTACCAAAAGAAACTTTCTGACCAACAGAAAGTTTAGACTTAGTGCTGCCTTTTGCTTTTGCAATCGCAGCTTCTAAAAGAAACAAATGTTCCTTATGTGAAGGTTCTTTAATCCAATCTAGGATATCAGATAAGTTATTAAATTGTAGTTTCATAATATAGTTTCCTTTCGACTATCTTAAATATAATGGACCAGTCCATTGTATAGGGTAATTACCATCAATGACATTACCTCTTGGTTGATTTAATGCAGGTTTACTCCAAGACGCAGCCTTGAGAACATCACCTACTCTAAAATGTTTAAATGCTTTCTTTACTATGAAAGAATGAACAGAATGTTTAGCACAAATTTTGATAAACTTTTGTCCTTCTTTTACAGACCATGAATTAGCAAATTCTTCTTTCATCTGTTCATTGTTAGTATCTCTATTGTAATCTTCAATAGAAGCATTAATTAAGTTTTGAATACCGTCTTCGATATTTTCTGATGGTTGTACTTTAATCATAATATAGTTCTCTCTCTATTAGTTAATTTGTAATTCTAATTCTTTGATACAGTTATCAAAATTGATATCGTAAGATTTCTCTGAAACGTTATCTCTTACGAATTTTAAAAGATTAATTTTCTCACTTGGAGACTTTGCGAGTTTATACTGTTCGTACAGGTTCTCTTTGATTTTCAAAGATAGTGCGTCTAGTGTTTTACTGTTTGTCATAATGTATCCTTTTTTCATTGATAAATATATCATATACGGATTCTCCTTGATAGTCAAGGATTATTCCAAAAAAAATGGTATATTAAACCCTTGATAAATAAGGGTTTTTTAAGGTGCGACATTCCGCTCACCCTATGTTCGTGGTTTGTTCGCATATGAAATGGAGATTTTATGGGATTTTTTAGTAATCTATGGAAGAATTGGG